TATCGTGGCCGACGAGACTAGTCTCCACATTAAGGTTTAGGCGCAAGTTGTCCACCAAGTCATCGACGTCGCTACCATCCCACAATGGCGCTACGCCGCCGATACTCTCGGAGTCTCGGACAATGAGATTCCCGTAGGCGTCACGGCCTTCGCACACTTCAAGCGTGTACGTGGAGTAACCATAGGCCAGAATCTCCTTAATCTCGGCGCGTAGGTTACGCTTCAGCACGTCATCGCTCTTGGCATCAGTCGGCGGCATCCACCATAGGCGAGTCGCTCCGTCGCGGTCCAGAATCTCCGCGCTACCATCGCACCAGTCTGGGCGCTCGTCCTTGGTCCACCATCCCACTCGACCGAACCAGTCGCCATCTTGGTCTAGCGTCCAGTCGTCAGCAGTAACGCGCAATCTCAGCACGCGGCCGTCCTCAAGCTCTAGCGTGTCGCCATCGCTCCGTAGTTGATTAGTCATTGTCTCTCTCTTTCGTTGTCTCTTATGTAACGTCTCTCGACGTAGTGCTAGTGCCAGGGATCGAACCTAGTTGCGCCGCCGCTCGGCCACTAGCTACCCGGTGCTACACGCGAACGGGCATCACCAGCACGATAGTCTGGCCGTCTCGCGACTCAATGCGGATGGGCCGTTTACGGTCATTCAGGGCCGTAATGCGCATGGCCGCGTCAGTCCCGTTCTTCTCGCGTCCCTTCAGGGTCGACCATGGCGCCACCTTGGTCACGTCAGCCAGGAAGAACACATTAAAGGCTACAATCTCACCCTCAGGACACGTAATACCATTAGCGGCGGGGATCAGCGTCTCCACGTCAGGGTAATTACCTTCGACCAGTCGGCCGCCATAAGTCCAGGCTCCGGACATGCTTGCGATAGTGAAAGAACCGGCCTTGGCGTCGGCCGTAATCTCGACATTGACGCGAGACTTAGCGGCATCTTTCGCGGCCTTCGCGAGTACGTCAGCAGGCACCAGGGTAGGCGCGGCGTCTCCGGTCAGCTCGACCAGCTCGCGAGTAATCGTCACCAGTTTATATGAGTCGGTCGCAATGGCCTTAACGATTCCACCAGTCGGGACCAGTAGCACGCCGGTCAACAACGGGCGGGCCTTATCGGTGCTTGCGAACGCTCCCGCGCTTGCGAGGTCAATGAACGTCGCGGCGCTCAGGGTAATTGACAACATATTTTATTCCTCTTTCATTAGTCGCAAGTGTCTCTCACTTACTTATTAGCACGAGTGCTAATCGCTCCAGGCCGCGGAATCGAACCGCGCAACGAGCCACCAGGCCGCCCGGATACCTTTAGTTATTTTCTAGAATGAAGTAGGCCGTGAAACTCAACACTCCATAAATGGCCCAGAATGTCAGTGTTCTTAAATGCGGGTGGGAGAACGGGACCTTATTGGCAATGAGTAGCGCCGCAATGAACGACACAATAACCATTAGGACCGTATAGAACGGGTGCCGCGGCTCCATCAGTATCCCGCGTATTCTTCCAGGTAGTCGGACAGTCCATTTGAATACGCTTCGGCGGTCGCGTATTCACTGGCCCAATAGCCTTTAATGGTGAATCGGCCGGTGCCGGTGGACTCCACCCAGATATTAGGGCCGCCCAAGGTTACGCAGAACTCCACGCTAGTCACGGTCCAACTATCCGAGCAGATCCCGCGGTGTCCATTTTGGCGAATGTCTAGAACGTCGCTAAGGTACGAATTAAAGATATGTCCGGTGTCGTAGAGCTCCGCGGCGTCGTGCTTGACGTTGCTCCAGGCCTCATAGGCGGCGGCGCGGCCGGTCTCATCGTCAGTCACCACGCGAATGGCGGCGTGAACGGTCCGCGAGTCCAGGCCATTTATGTCGCTAAAATTGGCGCGGGCGCTAATCTCATTTAACGCGGCCTCCAGAATGTCCAGGCCTTTAATGCCTAGAGCTACCCCATCGACCATTTTTTTTAGGTCAGTAGTCATGTCTCCACTTTCATTTAGGCGGCTCCTTCAGCCGCTCCCCATTACTTACTATAGGCGATCTCCCGCCTATTGCAAGTAGTCCTAGTCCGGGGAATTGAACCCCGCTCGCGGCCTTTAACCGCTACTAGGTGCCAGTCGAGCTACTTGCTCGCGCTCGCGTGGTGCAACCCGTTGTGCCGCGCGAGTGTACGGGCGGCGGCGGCTTCGCTCGCGTCTACGATCCACGAACGGCAGAAGTCCGCTCGCTCGCGTTGTCCGTTGTCGTACTGGAGCGCACGACCGGCACATTCGCCGCAGGTCACCAGCCAGGCGCGCGCGCCCGTTAGGTAGCGGTAAGGCTTCACAGAATCTAGGGAGATATTACCCTTCATAATTCCTACTTTCGTTGTCTCGTTTAATGCCATGACTAGACATTATCACCTATAAGGCATAGAAAGTGATACATTTTAGAGATAGTGCGCATCACTAGTAGAGATAGCACTAAAGTAGATAGAGTTCGAATCGGCATCATGTTTAGAGATAGCGTTCTAGGGTTATCTTTTTTAGTGATGGCCGACGTCGATAGCATCACTCAATCTGATCGCGGGCCGGTCTGGCGCGGCCTTGCGCCAGTACTCATTGCACCGGGTGGCCAGTGATGTCGGGTAGCTCAGTCAGTCAGTCACGGTAGCGGGAGACAATTGGAGACAACTGGAGACAATGCCAACACATCGAACGCCCCATATCCCTCCCTACTCACCATCTCTACGCCTGATAGCCCGCTAGTCCGCCATCTCTGACCGGGATAGTGCCGAGGCGGGGGCTGTTTTGTTTGTAGGTATTCAAAGAATGGAAAACTGTCATTCTCTCCAATCCCTTTGCTCATCAGGCTTTCTGTGGGTCCATCACCGCTTCGCGGCGCTGGTGGTTAAAAGCATTAAAAAAAAAACTCCACACGTCTACAGCCGCCAGGCTGGAGACAAAGGGTACTGTCAAACCAGCTTTAGAAAGTACTTCAAAACCGCTGTCAGCAGACCCTCTCAGCCAAGTGTTCAGATCGCTGGAGTTTCGACGCACACCCTCTTCTCTGCATCCGCCTGTCGAAAGGAAACTACGCTTTAAAGATAGTTATGCCAGCACCGCCTCACTCAAAACTACTGAGCTGCAATCCACAACCGCACGGCGCAAGGAACGCCTGTGACTGGTGAGTCTCGACTTTTCCCACGAACTGTATTCGGGGTGCGCCAACCTAATCCCGCTCTAACCGGGTAACTACGGCGAGTATCTGTTCCCAGACTCACACTCCGCGGCGACTTCCACGCACGATCGCTACCAATGGCGATACCCCATTGTACACCTTTGACCCGCCTTGTCAAGACCATCGGCGTAACTTTTTTGGGACCCCGCTGGTACACTTGTGTGTTAGCTAAACGCAAAAAGGCAAAAGTGTACTTTCTAAAGAACACTCTGTCCAAAGCCGGAAAGGCAAGGAAAAAATAATGTGCGGAACCTGCGGATGCGGCAAGCTGTGTAACTGTGAGGGGTGCGCGGCGCTGGCCGATAAGTTCTCCAGCGACCCGATCATCACGACCATACCCCCGGCGCCGGACGACTACTGAGAAACGGTAAAGTAAAACGCCGAGAAACGGTCAAGTAAAACGCGGAGAAATGGGCTAGTAAACCGCGGAAGTCTGAACACCGACTACGCCCCCTTTCTCTGCCTTTTGTGCTAGGATAGGGGTCCTGAATGTTGTACCCCGGAAAGTCCGGGTTCGATGCGAGTAAAGTCCCCGGCATAGTCACCGGGGGCTTTACTATTATTGAGACATACTATTGCTCAGACGTACTATTGCAAAGTGCAACTTTTGCACCCCGGTGCCTCAAAATCTATATAATTTTTTAGGTCCTCGCAAGAGAATGATGGCAGGACTATACCGTTTGTGGTAAGGTAGTGGCGTCCACAACGGACAAGCACTCAAACCCTTCCGCGAGAAGCCCCACCGTAACAGGTGGGGTTTTTCGTGTATTATGAAGGTATGACCAAAAACATCAGCACCCACATCACAGCTCTGCTGTCGGGGGCGACGTCGATCCTGGCGCTTGTCCACCCTGGCTTTACCATCCCGCCGTTTGTTCAGGGCATCGCTGTTTCGTTGCCTGCCATCTTTGCTGCGGCCATCGAGGCGTTGCACTTCATTAAGACGCACAACCTTCAGGCCAACCTTGCCGCTGCTGACCACGTGGTCAACTCGCTGCTGGCCCAGGCTCCTGCGCCTGCCGCTGCACCCGCTCCGGTTGAAGCCCCCACGACTCCGGCTGCTTAATGAGCCACGGGGACGTAATCGAAAACTCGCTCAAGGCGTGGTTAGACGATAACCTCCCCAAGTTTCTAACGAGCATCAACGCCGAACTTCTCGACGAAGAAGAGTGGAAGATGCCCGTTGTCGAGGACTACTGCCTTGTCGTCGCTGTCTCTGACTACAGCGACGGCAATGGCGGTGTCTTTACGATCTACGGCAATGCGCCCCAGTACCGCATCGCAGGGTTGTTGGCTACCGCATTGAATAGTTAATGGCCGTTACACCCGTCCAGCGCAAGAAGTACTTTGAGGCACGGGCGGCTGGTTTCTCTATTGCTCAAAGCGCCCAGCGAGCCAAGTTCTCCGAGGCGACTGCCTACCGCGTAGAGAAAGCCGCACAGGCACTCAGGGCGAATACCGACATTGACTCGTCGGCGTCAAACTACCGTGAGTTAAAAGCCGAGGCGAAACTCGACGGCCCCAAGCCCTACGAGAAACTCTGCCCCGAAGCCCAGCAGGCACTTGAGGACTTCGGCTACTTTCGACGTCGGTACTTTGGTCGTGTCTCTACGCCGTGGCAGGAAGAGGCTGGCGTCAAGCTAGTTGAACTGCTGGAGTCGGAGAACAAAGAGTACGTGGTAATGAACATGCCACCAGGCTCCGGTAAAACCACTTTGCTTCACGACTTGACGTGCTGGATTATCTGCCGTAACCGTGCCGTGCGTCTGCTCACCGGCTCCGCCACCATGAGCCTCGCCAAGCGGAACCTGATGCGTGTGCGTCGTTCGCTAGAGCGCGTCATCCCCGAACTGGCAGATGATCAACTCAAAGCACGTGGGCAGGCGGTAGATGCCGAGTCCACCCTGGCGTTAGACTTTGGACGCTTTAAACCACTCGACAAAGAACTATGGACCAATGAAGCGTTCATTGTTATGCAGCCGGAAGAAAACGGCGCTATCTC